AAAGAAGCTACTCCTGATATGAGATTTGGTAATATCCAGTATTACTTATGTGAGTTTTGCGGCCAAAAATTTGGTTACATTGATGATGGACAGGCTTCCGAAAAAGAAATATCAGATTTCCAAAGAAATTTGTTGAAGGAATATTGTAATGAAGAAAAAAAGAAGCCCGAAATCAGTAAACCAATTAGAAGTATCTTAGCAAAATTTGGCATAGAAACACCACGTGGAGACAGTGTGAAAATGTATGATCCGGAATGGGATCGTAACGTTGAAGGTCCTGGTAAAATTAGAGCCAGAGATAACAGATATAAGTAATTGAAACATTTATTCCAAAAAATTAATCTTAAGGTGGGATGTAGAAATGACAATGAAAATAGCAGCTGAA